TACATCGAAGGTACATTCTTAGTTGGTGATAAAGTTAACAAGAACAACCGCATGTATAAAATGGGTACTCTAAGAGAAGAAGTTAGACGTTACTCAGATGAATACATTAAAACAAATCGTGCTTTAGGTGAATTAGGTCATCCTGATACACCATCAATTAATCTTGAAAGAGTATCTCATAAGATTGTTTCCCTTGTCGAAGATGGAAATACATTCTATGGTAAAGCTCTTATTCTCGAAACACCCTATGGTCAAATAGTTAAAAACTTTATTGACAATGATGTAAGTATTGGTGTTTCATCAAGAGCATTAGGCTCCGTCACTCAAACTAGAGAAGGTTATAACCTAGTCCAAGATGACCTAAAATTAGCAACAGCGGCAGACATTGTTGCAGATCCATCAGCTCCAGGTGCTTTCGTAAATGGCATCATGGAAAACAAAGAATGGATGTTTGTTGAAGGTAAGTTTGTAGAAGCTGACTTTGACAAGGCAAAAAAACAAATTCAGAGAGCATCTTCTCGTCAAATTGAAGAAGTTGCACTTAAATTGTTTGAAAACTACATACGAAAACTTTAATATTATAAATAAGAAATCAAATAAAGGAGATTCCCTAATGGCAACAAATAAACTCATGGAAGCCGCTGCCGACATTCTTGCAACGAGTAAGAAAGAAGCGCCTGCGGATCCAATGCAAAAATCAGATTCACAGGTCGTAGACCTTGGTGGTCCAAAACAAGATGTTGAAGCTAACAAAGTTGGCGGCGATATCTACGACAAGTATAAACTTGATGGTTCTAAATCAGCTAAACAAGCTGAAGCGCCTAAAACTAAACCTTCTGACGCTTCTGCTAAACAAGAAGAAGTTGAGACAGAAGATGATGTTATTGCTGAAATGCACGGTGATGAAGCCGAAGATAAAGCGATGATGAAGAAAAAAGAAGAAATGAAGAAAAAAATGAAAGAGGACATTGATGCCCTTTTTGCTGACGATTCTACCATTTCTGAAGATTTCAAATCAAAAGTTTCTACAATTTTTGAAGCTCGTGTTACTGACCGTGTTTTACAAATCCAAGAAGAAATTGAATCCAAATATGCTGATATGCTTGAAGAAGCTATCACAGCTGTTCGTAACGACCTAACAGAGAAAGTTGATGACTATCTTTCTTATGTTGTTGAACAATGGATGAATGACAATGAGATTGCTATTGAATCTGGCTTACGCTCAGAATTAACAGATGATTTTATTGCCGGTCTTCGCAATCTATTCGCAGAACATTATATTGATGTTCCTGATGAAAAAGTCGACCTCGTTGATGAACTTGCTGGTAAAGTTGAAGAACTTGAAAGCAAACTTGACGAAGAAATCGAGCGTGGTGTTGAGTTTAAAAAAGCTCTTATTGAATCACGCAAAAATGAACTAACCCGTGTAGTGTGTGATAGTCTTACAGATACTCAAGTTGAAAAAATCAAAACACTTGCAGAAAGTGTTGAATTCTCCACAGAGGACGAATACAAAACAAAACTTGAAACTATCCGTGAAAATTATTTCCCATCTAGCGTTAAAAAAGCTGATGAAAAACAATTACACGAAACTGTTGAAGATGCTGATGACAAAAAAATGGATATAAAAGACCCATTTGTGGCAGCTGTATCTAATGCAATTTCTAAAACAAAAATTTAATTAACAAGTAAATCTAGGAGATAAAAATGTATTTGTCCGAACAATTACAAAAAAAATGGGAAGGTGTTCTGGATCATCCAGATTTAGCACCAATTAAAGACCCATACCGTAAAGCGGTTACTGCTGTAATTCTTGAAAATCAATTCCAAGAAATGCAAAAGTCAGGTGAAATTCTTCACGAAGCAACTCCAGCAAATGCGTCTGGTACAGGCGGTTTTGGTGGTGGTGCTACTGCAACAGGTCCAGTTGCTGGTTTTGACCCAATTTTAATCAGTTTAGTTCGCCGTTCATTACCGAACTTAATTGCTTATGATATTTGTGGTGTTCAACCAATGACAGGCCCTACTGGTCTTATTTTCGCTATGCGTTCTTCATACTCAACTGCAGGCGGTACAGAAGCTTTCTTTAACGAAGCTAATACAGGTTTTAGTGGTGCTGCAGGTCAACAAACAGCTCTTACTGTAGGTCAAGCTGCTGATGCAAATGGTGCTTTCGTATCTAATGCAACTGCTGTTCTTGCTATGGCAACTGCTACGGCTGAAGATTTAACTTTCAAAGAAATGGCTTTCTCAATTGAAAAAGTAACTGTTACTGCAAAGACTCGTGCTTTGAAGGCAGAATACTCAATTGAATTAGCACAAGATTTGAAAGCTGTTCATGGTTTAGATGCAGAAACAGAATTAGCAAACATCTTGTCTGCTGAAATTCTTGCTGAAATCAACCGTGAAGTAGTTCGCACTATCTATGGTACTGCTAAACAAGGTTGTGCTGTTGGTACAACTAATGTTGGTTCTTTCAATCTTGATGTCGATTCAAACGGTCGCTGGATGGTTGAAAAAGTTAAGGGTCTTGCTTTCCAAATCGAAAGAGAAGCTAATACAATTGCTAAAACAACTCGTAGAGGTAAGGGTAATGTTCTTATCGTTTCTTCTGATGTTGCTTCTGCTCTTGCAATGGCTGGCATCCTTGATTACAACTCAGCTTTACAAAGTCAAGTTAACCTAACTGTTGATGATACAGGCAATACATTTGCTGGTACATTATTCGGTCGCATTAAAGTGTATATAGATCCATATGCTCCAACATCTTCATCTTCTGAATTTGCAGTTGTTGGTTACAAAGGCTCAAACGCTTATGACGCAGGTTTATTCTATTGCCCATATGTTCCTTTACAAATGGTTCGTGCAGTTGACACAACGAATTTCCAACCAAAAATTGGATTCAAAACTCGTTACGGTCTAGTTGCTAACCCATTCGCTGAAGGTACTACACAAGGCGTTGGTGCATTGAATGTTCTCTCTAATAACTATTACAGAGCATTCAAGATTCAAAACTTAATGTAATATTAGTCTTTATTGACTATCTCGAAAGAGGACTCCGTAAAAAGAGTCCTCTTTTTTTTGAGCATAAATACCATCTATGACAGCTACTAATCGAAACCCAAGTAATCCTAATTTCCTACAGCCTAATAAGTTTCAGTTAAACTTTGCTAGGTCTCCAAATGTGCAATACTTTTGTCAATCATTAAGTGTGCCTGGAATATCAATGTCTGAAGTTCCACAAACTACACCATTTGTTGACATATATGTGCCTGGTGAAAAAGCCATCTATGATTTATTGAATATTACCTTTCTGGTAGATGAAGAGCTTAAGTCTTGGGTTGAAATACACGATTGGATTCGTGCCATGACCTTTCCTAAAGAGTTTGAGGAGTATGCTAAGTTAGACAGATTAAACAAATATACTACCCATGTGCAAACTAAAACACCACAATACTCTGATGCAACGGTTACATTATTGTCATCATCAAATACACCTTACTATAAATTTAAATTTTATGGTGTATTTCCTACCACCCTATCGACTTTTATAATGTCAGCTACTGATTCTCCAGATACAGTTGTGACTGCTGATGCTACATTTCGGTATATGTATTATGATATTGAAAAATTATTTTAAATAACGCTTGACAAACGCTTGACTTTGTTGTATCCTCTTAATAGGAGGATATTAAATTATGAATCAAATTGAAGAATTATTAGAAATGTGGCGCAAGGATTCTGATATCGACAGAACAGAACCCGGTAAAGCTCTACTCGACATTCCAAAACTCCATAGTAAATACTTAAATATACTTTCAAGGCATCGTTTGTTGGCCAAAGAATCTGATTTTAAGCTCAATAAAATGAGAATATTGAAATGGGAATATTATACGGGTAAGCTTGATGAAGAGCAACTTAAACAATATGGATGGGAACCATTCCCCTATGTATTGAAAACTGAAGTGAATAACTACATTGAAGCCGATGATGATATTAATAAACGCATGGCTGTGAAAGCTTTGCATGAAGAAATTGTTGATGTGTGTTCAGCTATACTCAAAGAACTTAACTCAAGGACCTTTCAGTTAAGGGACTTTATAGCCTGGGAAAGATTTATTCAAGGTGTCTGATTTAATACTACATAAAAAGAATGAAGCTTTCATTCAAGTTGAATGTGAAAAAGGTTTAGCTCAAGAGCTATCGGATCATTTTTGTTTCTTTGTTCCAGGATATCAATTTGTTCCTGCCTACAAAAGCAGACTTTGGGATGGCCGTATAAGACTTTTTGATTTAAGAACCTTTACCATATATCATGGTCTTGTTCCTTATATTCAAAAGTTTTGTGAAGAAAGAAAATATTCCATTGAAATAGATTCTGATATTACCTTGACTGAAGTATTGTCAATTGTTGAAGCTGAATCCTTTATCAAAACATTAAACTTACCCCATGTGGTTCGTGATTATCAACTTAAATCATTTATACATGCAATTCGGCATAAGAGAATTCTTTTATTATCTCCTACGGCTTCAGGTAAATCACTCATACTTTATATGATTGTTCGCTATCTTCAAGAATCTGGTTATAAAAAAGGTCTTCTTATTGTTCCAACAACATCATTGGTTGAACAAATGTTTACCGATTTTCAATCTTATGGATTTGATTCTGATAAGTATTGTCATCGTCAGTATTCAGGCAAAGATAAACACACCCATAATTTTTTAACCATTACTACTTGGCAGTCCATCTATAAAAATCCAGGAGAATACTTTGAACAATTTGATTTTGTTTTGGGTGATGAAGCTCACCAATTCAAAGCTAAATCATTAACAACCATCCTTGCAGGTTG